GACTAGCTCCTCTCTTTCCCTAATTATGATTGATAAAGATATCCCAGCTATGCCCGAGATCGAGGAGCAAGCCGAGGAAATGCCCGGAATCGATGGAGGTTACGATTTTGGAGTAAGATATAAACCGAAAATTATCGAGGTAAAGGTTAGGATCCTTAATAGCCCAACAAAGAGCGCTTATAATGACGCTGTTAGAAGGTTAACGGCTGCTTTAAATCCGAGACTAGGCTCTCAAGAATTAGTTTTCGACGATGATCCGAGCGTTTTATATTATGCTCGGATCTCGGAAACATTTAACCCTAAACGTATGGCTCTCATTTCGGAGGAGTTTACATTAACGTTTATCTGTTATGATCCATTCACCTACTCTACTACAGAGAAAACCGTCAATTTAACCGGATCAAGTGTAGTTATTAATCATTTAGGCTCTCACGTTTCTAGACCAACGTTAACAATTAATAAAACGGCTGGAGTAGGTACGGTAAAGGTAGTTTATTCCGATAGCTCGACGGAAACGATCTCTTTTAACTCGTCCTCTCCGGCTGGGACGTATATAATTAACGGTAAAGAAAAGACAAGCCTACTTAGTAACGGATCCGGAGCCTATAAATATATTGATAACGAGGTGTATTTTGAAATGCAGCCGGGAAACAATACGATTTCTAAAACCGGATCTATTACTGATGTAGCGATAAAATATAGAGATACTTGGTTATAGGAGGTCTATAAATGGCTATATCTAGAGCATTAATAACAGACAAGGCGGACTTTATTAGAAATGGGTACGGATCGTATGAATATGATCCGGATCTATTTTTCAATTTCGAGGATCAACCTAGTAATTTTTTATTAACTCGTACTCCGGTAGAAATAAACGGAGTGCGAGGTAAAGCTAAACACTTGAATAACGTAGCTCATTATCGAGTAAAAAACGTAGCTCACGACGCCTATAAAAACGGTTATTCTTTTTGGGTTAAATTCGATCAATCCGCTTTTGCTACTGATAAATGGAGTATTTTATTAACTAACCGGGGAACGCCGTCTTTATCGGATTATGGTTTCCATTTAGCTATGTTCAATTCCGCAGCAGAGGGAACCGGACAAATAATAGCAAGGATCTATAAGAATGGGACAATGGTAGAAAACCAACAGTCTCATAAAATGACGACTCCTTTCCGAGCTGTAGCGGATACATGGTATCATGTTCGTTTTATTTACGATGAGCAGAATATAGGAAACAAGCTACGAGTTTATTTTAATAATACTCTCGTCGTTTGGGGATCTACAGCGGTAGGACTAGGATCCTTTACTCGAGATTTAACTATCGGACAATTATCCAGTACGGACGCTAATACTTATCCGGCTGCTTTCGCCCTAGATGAATTTATGTACTTTAAAGGATCTAAGGTAGGGGAATATGAGAATACCTTTACGGACTACTATAACGCTATTGTAGACGGACGTATTTTAGATTATTCGACGGAGCCGGGATCCTTGCAGCTCCAAAAGAAATTTACGGACGGAACGTATATTACAGGAACCGGAGTAGGGTGGACATCTAAAGTGTACGATCTAGGCGCTCCAATCGATTATTACGCACGTTTACAAGTAACGGCGGATTATGATCCTAATATACATCAAGTAGCAGTATCTACGAGATCCTCGGACGATGGAGTTAATTTTTCCTCATGGCAAAATACAAGCTCCGACGGAACGATATACAGCCCTAAACGGCGATACTATCAGTTTCAAGTGTCTTTATTAACCGGATCGAATACGACGACGCCTATTTTAAAAGAGATCCAGCTCCTAGAGTATGAAGCTCCTAAACAATTAAGTTTAAAAGCGGAACCTCTAAAAGTGTACAAGGATCTAGCAACAGGTCTAGAGCCTATAGGGACTCTCCATAACGCTTATGACGTTTGGATCGAGGAGGAGGTTAAAGCTCAAGATATCCTCACCTTTAAACTACCTATGACAGATCCTAAAAGAAAGATATTAGGCGAGGAGCCGGTAGAGTTTTTAATTAAACTAGGAAACCGTCGCTATATCATGAAACAAAATAACGACAAAAAGGATAGCAGCGGTAAAAAGCTCTCTAGTTTTAAAGCGGAGGCTAAATGGTACGAGCTAAACGATCCTAAAGTTATCGAGTATGAGTTAGTCGAGGCGGACGTAGTAGCTCACGTTAATAAAATCCTTTCTAGCAGCGTTCCGGCGGTTTCATGGAAGTTAGCCCTCAATGTATCGACAAAGACGCAGAAACGGACAATTAGAGGCTCTTGGAAAAGTGTCCTTGCTCTTTTAAGAGACGTAGAGGATACTTTCGGCGTAGAATTATATTTCGATACAGAAAACGACGAAATTACTATTATGGATCAAATAGGCAAGGATAACAAAGTACGTTTTTATTATCAAAAGAACATGACAGAAATAGAACGAGATATAGATACTTATGGAATGGTTACTCGTCTCTATTGCTATGGAGCTGGAGAGTTAGATCTAACTACCGTAAATAACGGAGTCCCTTATATTGAGGACTTTACTTTCGTCGATAAATTAGGATTAAGAAATCGGATTCGTCCGGATGTATGGAGCGACGATAGATATACAATCCCGGAGAATTTACTCGAGGATGGACGAGCAAAGCTAAAAGAGGAGGCAAAACCTAACGTAACCTACTCTATGAGCTTGCTAGATCTATCTAGCCGCTCCGGGCATGAGCCGGAGTCAATCGGTCTAGGGGATACGGTTTACGCTATTGATGAGGATCTACTCTCTACGGAGCTAGCCTCTCGAGTAATGAGGCGTAAATACAACGTTAGACAGCCTCAAAAGACGGAGGTAGAGCTAGAGCAGCCCAAGAAGCAACTAGCAGACGCTCAAAGTCGAGCTTTCGATGATAGCGTACAAGATCTAGTAGAAACGGATCCGGTACTAAGCTCCGATATTCAAGAAATGACAGTATTTAACCATTTATTAAACTCTCGAGCGGACGACGGACTAGCCGAGTGGACGCAGACAGGAACCGCCGGAGTTTCCGCTACCTCGGAGGGAGGTTTCTCCGGAGAGAACAGTTTTAAATTAGAGGCTAACTACGATGAGTATAAGGGTATTTATCAAGAAATTTATAACTTATCCCATAGATCGACGTACACTATTTCCGCTATGGCTTATAAAGAGGGAAATATTACAGCTGGAGCGAGTGGTTTTGTAGGGATCCGGATAAAAGTAACATACAAGCCGGATGAAAACGGAGTCGTTAAAGAGGAGACTAAGCTTCTAAAGATCCCAGACGTTACAAATATGTAATGGTATAATAGAGTGGGCTTTTCAAGAGAGGAAAAACAACATGAGCAGCATTAAATTAGACGTAAAAGATATCCGAGTAATTGACGGCGATACTTTCGAGGGTAAAGTAAAATTTAGATTACATCGTATTGATACGATGGAGACTAAAGGTATTGAGAGAGTCGAGGGATTGAAAGCTAAAGCGTGGCTCGAAAATAAATTAGCGCCTATTAAAGTTTTACCTGTAGAAGTAGTAGCAAATGATCGTTATTTTAGAGGTATCGCAGAGGCGGAGATCGGAGGCGTTAACCTTAGTGACGAAATGATCGAGCTAAAGGTAGCGGAGGTTTACTCTCCGGAGACGCACAATAACGGAAAATTAGATGTATAATTGAATCAAACAAAAGGCGCTTATTATTTTAATGAGCGTCTTTATTTTTAGGAGGTTTATATAATGGCTGTAGACAAAGGATCCTTTCAGGCTATAGGGCTTAGTATTCCTATAGATTCAGATAAAAAAATCGATTCAATTCGAGTAGAAATAGTAGCGGAAAATGTACAAATGGAAGCAGGGAAAGCGGTATATATTACGGACGTTATGCTACAAGGAGGTACGACGGCAACCTCACATATAGGACACGTTTCGGAAATTAAATGGAGTTTTGACAATGCTTAATCAAAGACTTTGGAGACGTTTTTCCGGGACATTTAGCTTTTCTCATAACGATCCTATAGATAAAGTGACTGTAGAGCTTGTAGCAGACGACGCCGTAATTAGAAATGAGAATAACGAGGATGTACCGTTATATTTAACGGATATACATTTTCAACCCGGTAGACAGCTAACAGGATGGCAACCGGAAACGAGAGAGTTTCTAAAAAAGATTTATCATACGAATAAAGAGACAAAAAACCGAGTAGCTACATCCGATGTTTATTTAGGAGGGAAAACTCCAATAGACCGGACTAACGTAGAATTTAATGAGTATAATTTCGCTGGGCGAGGGATCGAGGTTATAACAGTCCCTAACTGGTATCCGGATAACTGGAATATGGAGTTATTGGCTACAGGAGCAGATTTCGAGATCACTCCTAAAGACGATTACGATCTATTCCGCTTATGTACAAATAGCGGAGCTTTAATCGACGAGGAGGATTTTTATAAAGTTAATAACGATAGTGTAAACGACGCTAATCACCCTCTCAATACAGCTTATACAAAAGAGTTTGTTTTAGGAGCCGGAAAAGCAGGGGAAACGATCAAGATACAAGCCTCAACCGGTAAAGCTTACGTAGGCTCCTCTAGAGTGCCTTTAGGGAAAGTTAATGCTATAACACTATCTAACGGTCAAAAGCTTAAAATACGCCCTCGTAGGATGTTCCTAGCACAAAAGGGAGCGGTTAGATATAGAATAGAATTTTATAAATTTACTAATCGATACGTAACTCCGGGAGGAACGGCGGTTAATGTGGATCCTCCGGTTTTATCGGATGTAGGTATCGGATATTACGGTACGGTTAAATTTAATCAATGGACATATGGGAGGTCTAGAGTATGAGCGATCAAAGAAAGCTGCTAACGTGGACGCTTAACGCTGGGAATAAAGCCTATGAGGATGATCTAGAGAAATACGGTAACAAGATTTACGCTCTAGGAGTGCATGAGGTACAAGTAGAAAAAACAGGAGAATGTTATATACGCCGAGATATCCCCAGCGATTACAACGGAACGGACTACGGTACTTATCGATACGGAAAGGATGTTAATCCAGCGGACGGAATACCGGACTTTAAAATAGATAAAACGACGGATTTTGATCGTACCCGGTCTTTTTGGGTAGCTATCGAGAAAGGTATGAGACGATGGAAACATATTAGACACTACCTCTCTTTTATCTTATTCGGAGGATCTCGAGTCGTGCCTATGCTCGACAATGTTAACGGCGCTCAAGATAAATTAATTGAGCGGATCGGAGCTACTCTAGATTATTTAGGGACATCTGTTAACTTTCCGGATGATCCGGACAACATGAAATATATAAAAGGTATCGAGATCGATTTCGAGGCTAGTATGAGCGGCTCAACTTATGCTAACAGATCCGGAGATAACATTAAATTTATGAATATCCTAAAGCGGATCAAAAACGAGGTATGTATCCCTCGAGGAATTATCCTACAGGTAAACGCCTATGCTATGTGGGGAAAAGACAACCCTTACTATTATCGCTTTCATGATTACGGATTATTCGCAACCTCTACAGATATGAACGGTAACGCCGTAATAGATGAGCTACAAATTATGACTTATGATTTTGCGTGGAATGGATCCGCTCCGGGCGCTTCAACTCCTTTATGGTGGTTTGAAAAAGTTGCTACGTGGGCTAGGGATAATTTCGGAGCCGCTAACTCTAAATTAAAAATGAATAATGTATTTTTCGGATCCGCTGGGTACGGTCATAGATGGGGAGTCTACGATAAAGATCGTATGTACGGCTCCACAATTACATACCGTAACTTTATCGATTGGCAAAACGGACTTTATAAACATAACCATAAAGGGGACGACGGTTTATATTATTGGCACGATCAAGAGTTTTTAGCTTTTTGCGGTTTTGAGGATCAAGAAAGTAAAAACGAAATTCTCCAGCAGCATATTTACGATTATTTTAAAGCTCGCTACGGATCTCCTACAATCGTTAACGGAGCCGCTAGCGTTCGCCTCTCGGAATACAACGGAGGAGAATACCTAACTACGTACTCTCGATTACAAAAGGCTCGTTTTACAGGGTTACAAGCCCGGTCTTTTGTCCCTAGCTCTACGAATATAAATACGACTAAAAATAAAGTGTATGTTTATTCCGGTATTTCGACGATACCTATTACGATAGATGAGGTAGGAAAGGATCCTATCACTATAACCGGGATAGCTGGGAGACAAGTCTACAAAGGTGATTATATCCCTAAAACTATCGAGGGATCCGGTCTAGTTTGCTCTTATGATGAAAGCGGAAAAGTCACCTATACGCTCGATATGCCTAACGCCGGAGATTATGAGCTAGTCGCCCTCGTTTCTTTCCCTTGGTACAATCAAAGGAAATTAGGAGGAAACTTTAACGGATCCCCTCTAACGATAGAAGCAGCAGCGGATTATTATCCAATAATGTTTAAAGCGTCTCATTGGTATAGTTGCGGAATTAAATCATTTAATGCTGGAGCTAATACGATCACTATCGACGGAGATCTAGGAGACGGAGGTACGGTTATTTATGGTTTCGTAGCTTGTGAGAAATTCGATCCACGTTACGGAGGAGGAGAGGTAACTTTTAATACATCGGTAAAGCCGTTTAAAAAGAAGGATGGAACATTAGCAGCCATACCGGAAACTTTAGCTCTAACAGCAAAAGCATTAAGACAGAGTGCTATCCCTCTTATTATGTGGGATGATCGTTTTTCTCAATACTTAGATGATCCAGCAACTAAAGACGATCTAACTAACGCCCTTTACTATAAGCGGAATACTACGTTAAACGTACAGGGGAACGGAACAACCTTATCAAGTGATTTAAAATATTGTTATGATCCTAGCCAACCTAAAACATATGAGAGCGGCTATAGTTGGGGAGTATGGCAAGTAAGAAACGATGATTATAACGGATCTCCGGATAGTGTACATGTTAAATTCGGTAACTCGGACGACTCTCGAGGGCGTCTCCTAGTTAACTATGAATTTAAAGCGAATATGCAAATTAGTACAGAGTTTCGAGTAACGGACGACGGACTAGCAGGAGTCCAGCTTTTAGGGACAAACGGACGAGATGGTTATGTATTCGGCATTAACTACGCTACGAGATCCGTAGTATTAACGTTAAATGATGAGCTTTTATACTCGGAGCCTTTACCGGCTAACTTCTATATGGGAGATCGTACAAAGGTTAGGGCTATCGTACACAATAACAAAGCGTACTTTTATTATGGATATAGCGATAATCCAGCTTTTGGAGGGGCTATCGATATTGTAAGAACTGGAGGCGGAGTAGCTGGGCTTTATGCTAACGTCGTAGGCGCTCGTTTTTATGCGTTAACGATCTCAACTACGGACAAATGGGATCTAATGGAGAAATTTACGGTATCCGCTGTAGTGAATGGACAAACGTACTCTAAAACGTTCGGAGAGATTGCGAGACAACCACAATATACTACAGATCCTACATTTGGATATCTAAATTACTCCGGTCTAGACGAAAAGAGTATAAGGATTTCTCCGGAGGAAAGCGGATCCGGCGGAGAGGATCAATTCTATAGCGAGGATATCTCCCTAGATTACGAGTTTTTCATAACAGAGATACCGGGTACAAATGGAACAATACCGGTAACAGTTACTTTTAATGATCCGGGTATATGGTTCGGTCATTTATACGTAGCGGATAAACAAGGAGCCTCCGTTACATGGGTAGGAGATAGCTACTCTTTCCTCGATAGCATGAATAGAGCTGTTAATGATTACGGAGCGAAGGGTTTAGGATTGTGGGCTATGGGACAAGAGGATCCTAAAGTATTCGACAATATCCCCGAGGTTGTACCCTATCACGATTGATAATATATAATAGATTAGGATAATATTAGAAAGGAGGTTAATATATTGAATGCTCCAACTCCTACAACGGACTCACTTTATAACAGTATAGCCGGCGGATTTTTCGCTACAATCGCTTATTTAGTAGGTGGTTTCGACAATTTAATGATTACATTCTCGATGTTTGTCGCTTTAGACTTCTTTACTGGAGCGCTAGCAGGGTTTTATTCTTCTAAGCTATCCAGTGATAGAGCTTTTAGAGGGCTAGCGAAAAAAGCCGGTATGATGTGTTTTGCTATCGTAGCTACTCAACTAGATTACACTTTTGGAGCTGGAGACGGCTTCTTACGTGGAGCCGTCCTAATGATCCTAATCGGTACGGAGGGGATCTCTATTATGGAGAATTTAGCTCGATTAGGTATTAAGATCCCTAGAATACTTTATGAGCGCCTCGAGCAATTACAAGCCGGAGAGAAAGATAGTAACGATCCTAACGGCGGACTAATTGACATTAAAACTTTAGAAAAGAAAGAGGAGGAAAAATTAAAATGAGTGTACTTTCTACACAAGCGTTAATAGATATCGTTTTAGATCCGGGACATGGTGGAAAAGATAGCGGAGCCGTAGGTAACGGATTAAAAGAAAAAGATATCGTTCTAGCTTTAGGTTTAGCTATCAAGAAACGTCTAGAGGCTAACTATAACGCTAGAGTCCATATGACAAGATCAACAGACGTTTTTATCGAGCTGGAGGATCGAGCGGCTTTTGCTAATAAATTAAAAGCTAAATTATTCGTATCGATTCATATTAATTCCGCTGCTAGTCTAGCTAGAGGTTTCGAGACTTATATCTATAACAAAACATCTAGCCAAAAGACAAAAGACGCACAAAAAGCAATTACAGACGAGATTTACGCTAAAATCAAGCCGCTAGGATCTTTAGTACATGGATCTAGCCCTTATAAGAGCGCTAACTACTCAGTATTAAGAAATACAACTATGCCGGCGGTATTAACGGAGAGCGCTTATATTAACACTCCAGCGGACGCCGCTCTACTTAAAAACCCTAAATTTATCGAGGCTCTAGTAGTAGGACATACGAACGGAATCGCTAAAGCAGCAGGGCTAACAAAAAAGGCTAATGCCGTCGTAGATAACAGTCCTAAACAAGACGCTCCAGCTACGGAGGCTAAATATTTCGTTCAATTAGGAGCTTTCTCTAATGAGAAAAATGCCGACGCTGTAGAAGCTAAAGCGAAGAAAGCCGGTTTTGAAGTTTATACAAAATTTGACGGCAAAATATACCGAGTGCAAGCAGGAGCTTTTGGAAATAAAGTAAATGCCGAGTCATTGGTAGCAGAATTAAAGCAAGCAGGTTTAGACGCTGTTATTAATACAAAATAAAGGAGCGGACAATATGAGCAATGAGTCTTTTATAAAAGAGATTGCTCCGTATGCTCAAGAGATACAGGCGAGTTATTATATACTCGCCTCTATTGTTATAGCTCAAGCATGTTTAGAGAGCGGCTACGGAACATCTAAACTAGCTACAGAGGCTAAAAATCTTTTCGGTATGAAAGGATCCTATAAAGGTAAAGCCTATAATGTAGCTACTGTAGAACACGACGACAAAGGCAACGAATACACGATTTACGCAGACTTTAAAATATATCCTACGTGGTTAGAAAGCCTAGAGGATCTAGCGGACAAGTACAAAAACGGCGTTAGCTGGGATCCTAATAAATATAAAGCTGTAATAGGCTGCTCGAATTATAAAGAAGCTGCTCAAGCGATAAAAGACGCCGGGTACGCTACGGATATCAGTTACGTAACTAAGCTAACGGATATCATCGAGAAATACGATTTAACTAAATATGACGAGATCATAATAAAGGCTCCGAAAAAATTATATTATGTTCAAGTTGGAGCATACTCCAGTAAAGAAAATGCCGAGAGAATGGCTGCTCAATTAACTAAAGCAGGGTTTCCGGCTTTTATTAAATAAAGTTATGTAGTAATATCATCTATGGAAAGTTTTTTAACAGGGTAGCAAAAACGGATAATGAGTTACCCGGTGCTAGTTCCTAAAAGCGATTGAAGGGCTACTAAAAAATCTTTCGTCTAGATCTATCTATCTTTCTACTAGCATTTCGGATTAGACATTCCTACTAATTCGAGACGACAATCCTTAACGGTGTTTTTCTTTTGTTTGCTGTATTTTTTCGATTGCTAATCTTTTTTCATTTACTTTCATTCTTCTAACAGGCGTATATTAGATAAAATAAGCTCGAGCCTTCTCACACATGAGGCTTTCGAGCTTTTTTTATTTTTTTCGACTTTTTTAAAATTTACACTTGTAAACAGTAAATATATTTGTTATATTATCTTTACAGCGATAAACAAAACAATTTAATAAAGGAGAGAGCGTAGATATGGAACACGTTCAAAATATTCTCAAAGACCAAAAGGATCTAGCTAAATATCATCTGAAAGCAGCTAACCACGATATCACCTATTATAGAAGTGTGATAGCTAAGGGAGGCTCGGATAGATTGCTTAAAGAGCGCACTCTAGAGAAGATAGCTAAACTCGAGAAAGAGATCAAGGAGCTGGAGGAAACTTTAGAGGAGTTAGTTTTCCTAGAGGATCTATTGAGTAAAGCAGATGTTAGCGAAATCTTTAAAAAACATCGTCGTGTAGGCGCTTAATCAAACTAAAGGGAGAGAATGATATTATGAAAAAAGTTGTGGAAAGAACAAGAATCGGTAAAAGACGTATGGTAAAAAGATATGCAAAATTA